AATCTAGCATCAATACTTTTATATAAAAGTTTACATTCTTTTTCATGTACTTCTATAGCATTAAGAGCATCTTTTGCTGTTGCCATTATTTTTTAATAGATTTTTTTGTTGATGCAGTTTCTTTAGCTTTGCCTATGTTTAAAGCTAAGAAATCAATTCCTTTATAAAGTTTTGCTAAAAGTTTATCTCCTTTAGGAGTAGGAGTTACAGCAGCTACAAGTGAAGCTATTGCAATAATAGTAGTTATCCACATAAATATATTTATATATACCATCTTAATTTACCTCTTTAATTTTTTCTTCTAAAACTTCTTCAGCGACTTCTTTAGAAGCCTCAACAAAAGCATTATTAAAAACTTGTTGAGCAGCTTTGATTTGGTCCAGTTGAAACATAAGATTTGTTTCTTTACTTCCTAAATTGTCTAACTGAGACTGTATGTATTTCTGTTTTTCTGAAAGTTCTACTTCTACAGGTTCTATGTTTTCTACTTTGCTCATATTATCTCCTTAGTTTGCTGCTATGTAATTTGTACCAGTTGTAACGGCTGCAACGTGTGTAGTTTTTTTACTATCTGCTGCTCCTTTTACGTTTGGCGTATCGTCACCATCTACAGGTTCATAAAGCAAGATAGTTGAAAGATGGTCAACATTACGTTGTACCACTTTATTTATCTCAGCTTGTGTCATGCCTTCAACTGCGGATTCTGCTGAAGCGTCTGTATTAATACTGTTGATTAATGTTACGCTGTCTGAACCTGCTGCTAAACATTCTGTTACTGTTTGTGCCATTTTTTACTCCTTTACCCTTCTAGGGTTGTTATACGAGCCGTAAGTGACTCAATTAAAGTTTGTTGTTCTTGTATTGCTTTTACAAGCATAGGTATCAATGCAGAAGGACCAAGGCGTTGTCTGCCATCAGAGTCATCTTCTTTCCACATATCAAAACCATCTTTTATTTCTGAATGAGCATCAATAATTGTTTTTACTTCTTGTGCTATAAAACCGTGATTTGTGTAATCATTCATTACACGCTTATTAGAATCAGCTACATACGCTCTTTGTGTATTAGGAATATCTTTTTCTTTCTTCCATTTAAACGTAACAGGGCGTAAAGCGTTAATAAATTCTAAACCAGCTTCTGCATCTTGTATGTCTTCTTTGTATCGTTGGTCTGAAGGAGCAGTTATAGATGTTGCTCCATAAGCTATAGCTGAATCTGTACCACTTGCTCCAAATGTTAATGAATTATCAGCACTACCGACTGCATCATAACCTAGCACTGTTTGATTAGCACCAGCAACAACAGAAGTATGAGTATGAGCACCCACAAGCACATTTTTAGTACCTGTTGTTGTATCTACGGAAGATGTTCCTGCTAAATAACCAATTACAGTATTGTAAGTACCTGTTGTAAGGGCATCTCCTGCATAACTACCAACTGTTGTGTTATAATCTCCTGTTGTTAGTGCTACTAAAGCATTTCTACCGATTGCAGTATTTTCAAACGCACTTGTAGCAACTTTCATTGTGCTATCACCAAGAGCCGTATTACCGTATCCTGCTAGTGCCCCACCCATAGAATCGGTACCTATAGCTATACATTGTGTTGCTGAACCACTGTTTGAATCATCAAAAGCATACGCACCTATTGCTATGTTTCCTGTATTTACAGTAGTATCTTTCATAGCATTGAAACCTATAGCTACGTTGTTGTGATAGGCTCCTGCTAAAGTAAATAAAGCTTCTTTACCTATTGCTATATTTGAATCTCCTGTGGTGTTGTTGTTTAAAGCACTCCTACCGATTGATATGCTGTTTGAACCCGTGGTGTTAGTTAACATAGCATTTACACCAAAAGCAGTGTTATCTGCTCCTGTGGTATTAGCTTTTAGGGCGTTTAGTCCTCCAGCAGCATTATAGCTGCCAGTAGTGTTGTTTTCCATGGCTGATTTACCAAGAGCAGTGTTAGCTTCACCCGTGGTATTTGTTGATAAAGCATCTTTACCAATTGCTGTGCCTTCGGTTGCTGTGGTACTAGCGTCTAAAGCATAAATACCAACTGCGGTGTTTTGAGTTCCTGTGGTGTTTGCGTATAAAGCATGATAACCAAATGCAGAGTTATCATTTGCCGTGGTGGCAGATTTTAAAGCATAGTTACCACTTGCTGTATTTTTGTCGCCTGTTGTATTGGTTTGCAGTGCAGACTGCCCCAAAGCAACATTATCTTCACCAGTCGTATTTAACAATAAAGAGTTTGTTCCAAATCCCTGATTTCTAAATCCTGTGGTAGTTGCTGATAAAGCACCTTGTCCAACCGCAGTATTTTCATATCCTGTGGTGTTTAATCCTAAAGCATTCATACCAACGGCTGTGTTGTTATCTGCTGTGGTGTTAGCGTCTAAAGCAGCGTAGCCTACTGCGGTGTTCTGTGCACCCGTGGTGTTAGCAGCAAAAGCAGCACCACCAACAGCAGTGTTGTAATTTGCGGTTGTATTTGCTCCTGCAGCACCCTTACCTATTGCTGTTAGTCCTGCTCCTGTAGTATTTGCGTCACCTGCTAAAGCACCGACTGCCACGTTGTCACCACCTGTGGTGTTGGCTGTTAAAGCTGCTGAACCAACTGCGGTGTTACTTGAAGCTGTCGTGTTTGCTACTAAAGCTGCTTGACCGATTGCTGTGTTGTTGCTACCAGTGGTATGTACATACATGGCTGCTTTGCCCACCGCAGTGTTGTTAACGCCAGTAGTGTTTGCCGTTAATGCACCCGCACCAAAAGCAGAATTAGCGTAACCCTCAGTGTTCGCTGACATAGCTGCACTCAAAAAAGTTGCGGAACCACCTACTGCTGCGTTGCTGTAACCTGTTGTGTTTGCTCCAAGTACGTTCATACCAACGGCTGTATTGTCTGCACCTGTTGTGTTTGCGTCTAAAGCACCTGAACCAATGGCTGTATTATTATCACCAGTTGTTAATGCTGCAAATACTGCGTTACCAAATCCTGTGTTGTTAGAAGCTGCGTTTAACGTGCCTGTACCAGCATCGTTACTTATAAGCATACTGCCTACGAAGTTTGTTTTAGGACCTGTTATGCCTACTGTGTTAACTGTTCCTGTTACTACTAAATCTCCACCTACTGCTGCATCGTCTGTAACCGTTAAGTCATCACTAACTGTAAGGTCGTCTAGTTTTGTGTGACCTGCTAAATTTGTATCGGTTAATACGTCATAAACAATAGCGTCTGAACCACCACCATCTGAGGCTATTATTTTTGATTCTCCTGCTGGAATAATTACGTTAGCTCCAGTACCTTGTGTGAAAGTAAGTGCCGCAGCTGTTCCGTTGTCCATTATCCACATCTTAGAAACTGTGTTTGGTAATAGCGTTACTGTACACGCTTGACCACCGCCAGTAAGTTTAAGGTACATTGCTCTGTCGGAATCGGAAGCTCCGTCTGCAATGGTAATGTTATCGGTTGAAGCATTGGCGAGAGCTCTGGTGCCGTAGCCAAGAGCTTGTCCTATCAACTCTAAATTCGTATTTGTTGTTGTGCCCCAGGTACCACTACCGTCACCAGTAGCCATTTCATTGAGTCTTAGATTGTTAACGTATGTACTTGCCATTATTTATTCTCCGTCCTGTTTGATTATATTCTCTTTTTTCAGATTAGTTAAGCAACTTCTTCCCAATCTGTTGTTTGCCCCGTAGAAATAGTGCTATAATTAGCTGTTTGCCCAGGGATTACGAGTCCCCAAATTATTAAACTTGTTATATTTCCTGTACCTTCTACTCCTGTAGGATAAATATTTGCGTGCGCGGCGGGAGTGAGACTGCCTACTGCTGCGGTTGCCGCAATACCCGTAATCGAAAGTACATTGTTAGTGACCGTGCTGACACTTCCTACGGCTCCTGTGCCTGCGACTGTAGTTGGGTAAACATTAGCAGCACCTGTAACTGTTTCCTCTCCAACAGAAACTGTTGAAGCATTTCCTGAAACACCTGTGATTGCAAAACCTGCTGCAATAAGGGTGCCAACGGCACCTGTTCCTACTACTGTAGTAGGGAAAACATTAGCAACACCTGTTACAGTTTCTGATCCTAACGCAGTAGTTCCTACAACTGTAGTCGGATAAACATTAGCAGCACCTGTCGCAGTTTCATTGCCAACGGCACCTGTTCCTGCAAGCCCTGTTACAGCAACAGATACTGCGGTTGCACCCCAAGGTCCATCACCCCATGTACTGCGACCCCAACCAGTTGCCATTTAAATTACCTTTTTACGCTATTCTAATAACAGCATTGCTCGCATTCGCAGTTGGAAAAGATATAGTAAAACTACCCGCTGTAGAAGTTTTATCCCCGCCAAAATCGAATACGGCAACTGCTCGATCAGCGTTGGTGTCATTATAAATCATACACCCTCTTGCAGTAATTGTTGCAGTACCAAAAGTTAAATCAGCAAAATCTGTAAAACCCGTCGTTCCAGAACTTGATGGATTTACATTTGTAAGTGCTGACCCGCCTGCTGTGTAGTTTGTACCCGTAACTTCGTTAGTTGTTACATATGCAGTAGTTGCTGCAGTCATAGTAGCTGAGCTCGTGTAAAGAGCTAATTTAAAACTATTTCCACCAGATGCTAAAAAATTATGTTTAGCTTCTAAAAGTTCTTTTTTAAAGCTCGTTGCCATTGCTTGTGTTATCGCCATTATAGTCTCCTTATAATATTTGCTAGGTCTTTATGACCTTGTTGTTCTAATTGATTACATATTGTACACATATGGTTTTTAATTCCCTCTTGTATATAAAAACTAATCACTTGTTTGCATGCATCTCTAAAGGCATGAGCTTGAGCCCTAATGGGTGCAGGAGTATCATCACTAATAGAAACCAATTTATTAGTAGCCATTTCTGCTACTTCTTCTACTGTATGACCCCTGTGGTTCGTTGTGGTGACTCCTAAGTCTCCTAATTCTGATAAAAATTCTTGTGTTTGCATTAATATTTACTTGGTTCAGGTGCGTTAAACTCTAAATCGTCTCTTCCTATCATTCCTATAAATTCTTGTTTTTCTTTTTCTACTTCTGACCATTTACATACTTGCATTTTATCTTCTTTTATGTAAGTAATAAATGGATCATCTAAACGATGATAACCATACAATTTGTATTGAGTCTCTACATCAGTATCTAATAAATTAGAACGAGGAGCAACAGAAATTTCAATTTTTTGATCCATGCATTTAGCTAACCAAAATTCACAACAAGCCCTTCCCGCTTCGGCAAAATGCATATTGCCTTTATAAGTAAAATCTACACCAAAAACAGTTAAATGACTTACCTTATTCCAAAGAGCAAAAGCTATGGCATAAGCAACCGTGTTGCTGAAATAAGCACAGCCTAAATCTGCAACTAAAGCGTTTAAAGGAAACTCTTCTGCTGAAGGAACTCTGTCGTCTAGTTCACAAGTGTATATCGGGTATTGTATTTGAGGCAAACGATTTCGCATCATAGCTGTCATAGATCCTGCGTCTTCCGTATCTAAAAACCGACTCATGGGGTCCAGGATAAATGCTCTGTCTACGTCAGGTAAAACCCCTATCATGGCGTTAACTGCCCAAACTTCGTCAAAAGTTAAGCTGTGTGTTCTAGCTAAATGATAATCAATTTGACTTTGACCCATAGCAACTATAGCCACGTTTTTTCCTTTTAATTCTGGGATAGGTTTTTTTATCATGGTTGTGGAGGAACTCTTAAATTATCATACCGAGCTTCATCTCGAATAGCTTTAGATTCTCCCAATATTTTTAATCTAGCCAATCCTTCTTGATATTTTGTATCATATATTTGAATTTCTGCAGGATTTAATTTCATAAAAATAGCTGCTTCAAGTAAACATGCGTATAGTAGTGCATTAGACGCGTTTGTAGCTAACCAAGTTGTTCCTCCGTCTGCTCCCTCAGTTAGAGACTCAGGTCTGTAAAAATAATGTAATTCAAAAGTAAACCCTGAGCTAGGGGTCGGAGCTAAAATAAAACTAGCGTCGTCAAACTCCGCGTAATATAACGGAGCGCCTGTAGTCGCTGCAAGGGGAGTATAATCTCTAATCCAGGACACGTGTTTTAATAATAAATAAGTATATTCATTACTTGCGTTTAAAACAGCTAAACTAAACGGAGCTAAAAAATCACTGGGCAGTTGTAAGTATGTATTCGACGCAGTTCCTGTACCTGTTACGTTTTTACGAAAAACAGGCAGTTGTACCGATTTTAAAAGTTTTTCTTCGGCTTGTTGAATAAACGTAGGAATAGTCGCGGTAAAGGTCGTTTCCGTGTTTTCCATGTAATTTTGGATTGCCGTGGTTAACCCACTTTTTGTGAACCCTGCCATCAGCTTGTACTCACTGTTAAGTTGCCTAGTGCGCCTGTTCCTTCTTCTCCACTAAACTTACTACCTATATTAGGGTCATCTTGAAACACCATTGCATTAGTTCCTGTTTCACTAATCACGTCTGTAGACAGATTTGTAGTTGTGACTTTTCCTAATCCTGATTGAGGCAACGGTACGTCAGGTCTAGGTTTCCATAAAACTTCTGCGTCTATAGGAACCTGTATTGGGTCTAATTGCGGATGTTTTGGTTCGTAACACTCGGGGCAAACACGGGCATGATCCCATTCTGTTTTCATAGATAAATAGGGATATTGCCACCCACATCTGTCACAGATAGCTAAAGCATGTTTACCACTAGCGTATGCCATTAAATATACCCTCTATTTGGTACTAAATGAACCGAAGATCTATCCGCATCGTATTGTAACGCGTTTAGTAAATCTTTTTCGTATAAAGCCTGTATTACAGGAAGTTTTTGAATATTTTTCTTAATACATAAGTAATAAGCTAAACCTGAAACTAAACAGGGTATAAAACGACTTGGGATGTCTGTGTCGTTAACAGAAGCTCCTGCGTCTTGTATTCTTTGCCAAGAATAGTAAATGAGTTTGTCCGTTGAATTCTCGGGTGTGGGATAAAGATGAACAACAGGAGTCGTTAATCTTTCTAACCAAAATTGAGTTGGTCGCGACTCTGTAGATTTAGTTGGAATACTTATATATTCGTTACGGTCAATCCTGGTTAATTGATAATCAGTAACCGTTCCATTAACTGTCCTTTCAATATACGCGTCTAATATATCAATATCATACGAGTTTAAAGTGTATTCATTGGTTCCTTTTGTAAGAGTTTGAGTTTGTTTATTCACTTCCCACATTTGGACACCACGGTTAGACCAATCTGCAAACATTATGTCTAAAGAACGCCTAGCGGTAACTGCGTCATACGAGGTGCGGGCTTCTAAACCCGCAAGCTCATACGCTTCTTCTATTGCTGTCGCTACATTTAAACTAAATGCACGAGTGCCTGATGTCGCCATTATTAATAACTTTTAATAAATTCTGCCACTATTGTATAATGATCGTGTGCAGTATGCCCGTGGGTTGTTAAATCAACATCCCCATTTATACCGCTTCCTGCATTATTGGTAATACCGCCCCATTCTCTAAAGTCATAATAACCAGAAGAGACCCCTATTGCTGCGCTTCCACCAAGGACAAGAGCAACAACATTAGAAGAAGCGTTCCATTCAATAGCAACTCTAAAACCTCCGATATCGTACCAAAGTTGTGTAAGAGTAACTCGTGTACACGTTTCCCCTTCACTGTTGGTATTTAACCCAGAAACATCTATTTTAGCAACAGATGCTTCTCCTGATCCATCGGATATATTAGTAAATTTATAGACAAGCTTTTTGTCATTATCAATAATTTTTTGACTGGTGACTGCGTCTGCCATAATTAACTCCTAATTTAGATAATACCTGTAAGGTTAATTAATGAGTAATCAGTGGTTACATTAACAATCATAACTGTACCAATTACTTGAATAACATC